CAGGGCGTACCAGGCAGCAAAAAGACTTAAATTTTTTAAAGAAGTGTGCTCTCATATGAACAAAGGCAACAAGAGTTGGTCTGTAGCTTTAATTGAAAAAGAAGCTTTAAAATATAAAACTAGGGGCTCTTTCCAGATGAACAGTCACAGTGCCTACAATGCAGCCAAAAACAAAAAAATTTTAGATCGAGTTTGTCCCCATATGGTCCGAGTTCATGAAGAATGGAATGTAGATAAGATAATAAATAAAAGCAAGAACTACAATAAGAGATCTATTTTTCAGAAAGAGGATATGGGTGCATATGCAGCGGCAACAAGAATGTGTATATTAGACGATGTATGTAGTCATATGGATAAATCTTCTAATGTTTCGGCTTCCGAAAAGGATCTATTCGATACGATAAGGAGTGCCTATCCAGAAACTCAAAGATTAATAGATAGAAATATTACTATACAGGGCAAGTCACATATAAAAGGCTTTCATATAGATATTTATGTTCCAGAACTTCGTAAGGGTATTGAATTTGATGGCACCTATTGGCATTCTGTAGAAGGTCTAAAAAGATCTAGAAAGCATTGGCCTCAAGAAGATCTTGAAAATTATTCTCATATAAAAGATGGGCACTTTAAATCTAAAAATATAGAAATATTACATATTTATGAGGATGATTGGAAGAAAGATAAGACAAGTTGTATTGATAATTGTTTTCAATTTTTGAGCAAGGTGAATTAATGAGTGATGCAGAAGATAAAACGGCAGCAATAGCTAGATTAAAGGCTTATCTTGGACCAACAATTCGCGGTCCAAATTCCGATGCTATTATCGAATCTCTGTCTTCTGGTGCCGTTCACATGATTAATAATGTGGAAGCAGTTAACGATATGCTTTACATTGTCAAAGCTCAAGGAAGATATTTAGATTCTAGATTATCTGATTATGAAATAACTAGGCCAGATGAAGTTGGATTATCAGATGAAGTTTTCAGAGATATCGGAATTCAAGTAGCAAACAGAAAACAAGTCAGAAATCTTATCGGAAATATCTTGAGAGTTATGTACGGTGAGGATTTTACCAGAGCAAGAGCTATCTCTACACAATTTGAGCCATACTCTCTTCAAGATGGCGATTCTATTATTATTAGATATGATGATTCAGACCCCTTAGAAATTATCTTCAAATCCTCTCAATTTGCAAGCATTGCCGCCGCCACAGCACAAGAAGTAGCCGATGTTATTACCAAAGAAGTTAGAAAGCTTGGATTGAGTGGAGCAGCTGTTGCAAAAGATGATGGAATGGGAGGATATGTTCAGATAATTTCTGAAACAGATGGTCCAGCCTCTAGCGTTGCTATTTTGGGCGGCAGGGCACAAAATGAACTTAAATTTGAACAAATCAGACCCACCTCTGGACAGCCAAATACACAATGGAAACTCGAAGCAGGCGCAAGCGGAAATGTAAGAGCGACGTGGACTGGCGGTCCCGATCCTTCTGTTGGAAAGATAAGAAAAGGCGATTATGTAAATATTTATGGGGCTGCCTTTAATATAAACAATCGTGGAACCTTTGCTGTTACTAAGGTTCAGGGTGGTTTAATTAACGATGCCTATGTTGAATTTGAAAATCCAAATGGAGTGAATCAGACTACACTTCAAGGAAGTATCGATGGAATGTTGTTTTACTATCCTTTGAGAACGACCATCATTAGCCAGAAAAACTATGCAGCTCTTTATCAAACAGAATCTAGACTTTTAGAGATTTTTATCCCAGCAACAACTAGAGTTGTTCGTCGAGAACGAATTGGATCAGCACATTTACAAGAGAGTGGACCAAGCGTTAATGGCGACTATGGTCCTTATTGTTTTGATACTTCCAAGGGATACCTTATAGGCGGAGAAGAATGCAATATAATCCAAGAAGTTAATTCTAGCACTTCTATGGTTATTCAAGTGGATAGCTCTGCAACAATGCCAGATTCGCCCGGTGAATTAATTTTTGGATTTGGCACAAGCAATGAAGAAGGGCCAGTTCCTTACATCGCTAGGCCATCTTCTAACACACTTCTCATAGATCCTTCTTATAGATTCAAAAATGTTCACTCTACCGGAACAAATATTTCCCTAGTTGCTCTAGGTCATGCATATGAACCAGCAAGTGACGGAACGGATTATCAATTTTACGAAACGGATATTGTTTCCGGTCGTATTTATGCTCAAGATTTGATAAACATGGTTGTCGCAACTGGAATAAATGTAGTGATAACAGTGCTTTATCCAAATCCAATAGGCCTGGAAAAATGGAACTCTACAGATCAGGCCAGTAAGGATACTTGGCAAAGGGTTTGGGGGGGAGATCCATCATGAGTCAATCAGTCGTTTTAACCGGGGCTCAGATAAAGGTTTATGTTGCCGGTAAATTATATCAGGAAATACAAAGTATTCAATACACCATAGACTACTCTGAGCAGGAGATATTTGGGATAGATTCTGCTTTTTGCCAGGAGATATGTCCAGGTCGAGTAACTGTTCAGGGAAGCGTTCAGGGTCTTGTGGTTAAGATGGTGGGAGGCCTTCAAGCCTATGATTTAAGGACCAAAATAAATGAAATCCTTCACGGACCCTATGTTTCTCTAAGAATAAAGGATAGACATTCGGATAGTGACCTATTTTGGCTGCCCCAGATGAAGGTTGTAAACGAGCAGGTGAGCATTCAGGCAAAGGGTGTTGTTAAGATTTCTTTTCAGTTCAAGGGAATTATACCTTATAATCCTATTGATACGAATGGATAAGTATTTAGAATTATTAATGAATTATAGGAATTAGCCTTTGAATTACAGTGTAAAGCAAAAGCGATAAGAAAAATAGCAATCTTATTAAATAATACCTACGGCCAATGGCAATCTTTAATGTTGGATTACATGTCGAATGCGTGAGTTGTAGGAATAGAGTAGGAATTTAAGGGAAAATAGATGAGCGTTAAGCGTAGTGGTAACTTTCTCAATCAATTGCGCGTCGATACACCGATGCTTCGATCTATCGAATCGGCTGTTCGTAATGATTTCGATGAGTTACTGAGTTCCTTTGCTATTGGTGAGAGTGCTTCTTACGTAATACGTGGTTTTGAAATCAGCATGGCCGCTGCTATTGGCAACTCTGCTAGCAGCCTTCAGATGATCGTTGATGGAAGTTCTCTATTTCACGGAGCTTCAACACAAGCCGGAACATTCTTTCAAGTTCCCACTGGTAGCTCTAATGAAGTTATCAATTCAACTACTAACACCCGTGTCCAAGGATCGTTCACCCCTGGAACTTTAAATTATGTAGGTATCGAATTCACTAGAACTGTTGATAATTCAACAGCGGCTCAGGTATTTCTCTGGAATCCAACGAATAAGACCGAAGTCAGCAAAACTGCTCCTTTGGCAGAAATCCTTGATTATAATATCGTAGTTACTTCTTCTACTTGGGCTTCTAATGTAATTCCTATTTCTCTTGTAGAAACTGATAATAATAATGCAGTTATTCACGTAGAAGACCGCAGACCAATGTTATTTAGACTTGGCACTGCTGGAACTAACACTCCGAATCCTTTTAATACTTACTCAGTGATGGCACAGGAAAATTTCTGGTCATCTAATTCAGCGACTTCTCCATTCGAAGGTGGAGATAAGCAAATTCCTCACTTTAAGGGTTGGGCCGATGCTGTTATGTCTAGAATTCTTAAAATTCAAGGCACAACATATTGGTATGAAGAAAATACAAGTGTTGGATCTCTTGCTAAGCTAAAGGGCGATGTTGATCTTATTCAGATGACAGGTTCTGGAGTAATAACTCATAGCGCGACCGTTCCGGGAAGGCTCAACTGGAGCAGTGACATCTACCTAAATTACATCGGTAGTCGCCTTAGCTATAAGATTTCTTCAAATGCTGCAACCACAGACATCACATTAGCAGATGATCAAGTAGCTTATTTTAAGATTGTTCGTGGTGTTGATATAGTTCCTAGCATTATCTTCACTAATGGGTCATCCACTGTTTCTTCTGTTGGAGCTGTTTCGTG